TCAATCACAGCGATAGAGAAGGTAGCAAGCCAATCAGACGGCACCGAGAGGTACTTGTTATTGGCGGTCATGTTGCCGGTCACGTTCTTACGCAGGTCCAAAAGTTGGACCGAGTTAAAGATACGCTCTTCGGCGTTAATAATGAACGTGTTGATCTGCTCAGTCGAAGTCAGCCCCCCGGAACCAGCGGTATCCGGAAAGTCGTTCTCGGTGTAACCCTTGATCGTTTCGACAAGCTGATCGTAGTTCATTAGCCCATCTTCTTGCTGCTATGCGTGCCTTTAGTAGCTGCGCCGGTCCCGCGAGTTTTCACGGTCTGGGTATTAGCCACATTGTTCGGGTAGCCGTTATTACCCAGCGGCTCATGCGACGGCTTAGGCTGGTTGTAGTTAGCCATTCTTCACTACCTTCCCCATGTCCTTAATCGGCTTCTTACCCGACTTCTGGTTCGCAACCTTAGCGAGGTTACGGCCAAGCTTTTTCATCTGCTCGTTGGTCTTACCACCCTTAGCCATGTTAATTCTCCGTCGTCTGAATAGTTACCGTCCCTACCTGACCATTACCTACTAATGTATCAGGAAGACCCCATAAACCCAAGGGATTTTGAAAGCCCACTGGGTCCCAACCCCAATGGATGACACGGCTACCGCCTGAAGGCGTACCAAAAGCGTCTACATCCTCGGTTGGAAGCGTGTTTGGTTGCGTGCGAATACCCGTCAAACCTGCCTGCCAGTAGGTCGTATCAGGACGCGGATTGCGAATAGCCTGTGGGTCATCAACCGGATACATACCCAGTTGAAGTTGTGGCTGATCTGGTTCCCAGCACGTCGGGCACACAAGGATGTTGATGTTCTTCGTCTTAATGACGAGAGACTTCAATTCCTTGAGCTTATAACGAAAGCCGCAGCGGTCACACTGCGAAATCGCATATTTACCAGAGGCGAACCTGTTAGGCACAGCACCTCCCTAGAAGAACATCTGGCGAGGCGCGAGGCGCAGCGGTGCCTTCTCGCGGTCCTCATCAGCGGCCTGATCCCAAGCCTCGTCATACATAGCTTTGAGCATTTGTGTGCGCTCAATAGCGCCGGGAAGCTTAAGTGAGAGGTGATACGCCAGCCCAGCAACCATGGCAGGCAGCATACGGAACGGGATATCCTGCTCGGTAATACCTTCGCCTGCGTCCTGAATACGACGCAAACGGTAATAAACAAATGTGTAATAGTTATTCTGATCCGGAGCAGGCCACACGTTGATGTTCGGATACTGAATGCCACTCGGGGTTTGCGCGCCTGACTGACGGTTAATCCAGACCTGAATGGGGCGACCCTGAGCGTTTTTGTTCGGGATCGTGAGGTAAGTATCGGCGCTGATACGGTTGATGTTGATATCCGTCTGCGCCTGACCTGTCTGCGTGCGGATCACGTGGTCGAACAGGTCGATGGTATCCACTGGCAGATTATACGTGATCTGCCCCTGCACCATTTCAATCGAGCCCTGCTCGATGGTCCAAAGGTTGATGCCCTTATTCGCCCACTCAATCGTAAGGAGGTTGAGACTACGACGCGCCGTGCGCAGGTCGTAACCTGTGCGCAACTCAGCGCCACAACGCTCAAAAGCCTCCTCAATGAGGAGGTTGAGATCAAGATTGAAGCTCGAGGTGCCTGAAGTGGGCATTTAGTTCTTCCTTATCTAAACCGTGCTGTCTTCTTGGCAATCGACTTAGGCTGCTTGACGAACTGCTTGCCCGCCTTTGTACCTTCTCGCTTAGCCTTAGTTGTAGCAGCATATTCGGAAGATGTCAGCGACTGACGTGCTTTCTTCGGCAAATAACGCTCACCTGTGGCTTTCGGACCCTGAGTGGACGGCTTGCCCGACTTAGTCCCCCAGTCTTCCTTGGTCCATTTAGACAAGGATTTCTGAGCTTCTGTCTTCGGGCCGGAGTAGCCGCCACCAGATTTCTTATACCGCTGGGTCGCAAGCTGGGCTTTGCGGGCAGACCACTGGCCGGGCTTACCACCTTTATCACCAGCTTTTACGCTGGCTACGATGCGTTTCCACTTGCCTTCGTCTGTCCGCGCCACCTTATTTCCCCTTTTTGAAGCCCTTCAGCAACTGCGCAAAACGCGCACGTTGGCCGAGTTTACCGGGCTTCTTGGCTGCTGCCGCGAGCTTTTTGGCGGGGATTTTCTCACCCTTCTTGACACCCATTTCAGCCCGGAGAGCGCCGGGCTTCTTGATTGCCTTCTGGATGAACTTACCGCCTTTGGCTTCGCCACCCTTGGCGTAAACAGTCACTTCGTCGGGGTTATCCTTCCGACGAATAGTCTTCGCCTTCGGCATTTTAGAGGGATTCATAATCCCCATACCCCGAGACGGGCGCATTAGACCATTTTACCTTTGGTCTTGCCCTTCTTAGCAACACCATCGATGGAACCACCCTTAGCGTAGCACTTGCCACCCTTGTTCATCTTCATCGCACGGCCCATGGTGTCAGCCGACTTCTTGGTCATCGCACGGCCAGCTTTGTCGGCCATCTTCTTCATACCCATTTTCATAGCTCCACCTTTCTTCTTTGACGGAATACCCAACAACTTGTCAGCCTTAGCGCGCTTTTCAGCGTCAGCCTTTTCTTTTTCGGCTTCCATGCGCTTCTGGGCGTCCATTACGTCCTTACCGCGCTTGGTCATCATGAGCGCATCGCCCATTTTCTTTTCGGCGTCGGTCAGCTTAATAGCTGAACCGCTACCGAATTTCTTCATCTTCTTGTCAGCCATCTCAAAGTCCTTTCCGACGCTCTGCGGCACGCCAACCTTCTTCGCAAATTTCGGGCTGTTGGCGACTGCCCGCATAAAATTAGCCTGTTTCTTGCTCGTGCTGGGCATTACTTCGTCCTCATATCATCCAGCTTGGCTTCCAAGCGTTGGATGCTTTTGTCGATGCGCTCTGCGAGTTTATCGAGCGTTTGATTGACTTCCGAACGTGTGACGTGGTCACGCGCCACCTCTTCCCGGGTTTTGTTGAGCAAGATGCCAAGACGGTCGAGTTCATCGAACTTGCCCTTCACCATGAAGCCAAGCACCGCGACAATCCCACTGAGAATGATGTTCCATACGAGCATCTCCATCTTAGCATTTCCACGCCCGGAGGGACTTGTTGATGCGGGAGTTCGGGTCTTTGGCAGTTTTGGCTGACGTCAGCTTCTTCTTCATACCCTGCATACGGGCGCAGAAGGATTTCTTACGCGGGCCGCCTTCAGGCTGCGGAGCCTTGAGCCCCGGCTTCCCCGGATTAGCTTTGTTGTAAGACGCGCGACCCTTGGCGTTCAAGCCGCCCTTGGGGTTCTTACCTTCCTTACGTTGCCATGCCGGGGTTTTAGCCATCACGCCACCTTCTGAGCAGGGACAACCATCGGATACAGGATATCCTGACCGTAGTTGCCGGTGTATTCTTGTACGCCCATGTGACCTAACGAGATCGTCGGGTCGATCCAGACGTCGAAACCGAGTTCACGTGCACGGTCACAGAAGAGGAAGTCTTCCCCCATGTAACCTTCCGACGTAACTTCGAAATCGAACATCGCAGTGAGCATACGATCCGTGCGAGTATCATAATATTGCCACTCCGGATGGGCTGCTGCCATTCGCTCAAAGACTTCGCGGCGCACCAACATAAAGGCAGTCGCCACACGCTTCGCACGTACGAGCCCCATGCCATTCATGGTGAGTTCGCCATTTTCGTCGTAGTCGAGCGTAGCGATGTAAACTTTGCTCTCGTTGCGGGTGCGCGGCACGCCAGCAACAATGCCCTTCTTGGGGTCTGTGCCCCACGCCATAAGGCGGAAAATATCGTCCGGCTCGAAGTTAATATCCGAGTCGATAAACATGAGGTAGTCGCAGTTTGACTCCAGCAAGTCTTGCGCCAGCAAGTTGCGAGCACGGGAGACAACAGAACAGCCGCAAATGCTGCCAATCTGAATATCAATCCCGTGCTGCGCAGCCTGTTGCGCAAAGCGAGCGAGCGAA